TTGGGAACGTCATAAGAAGTAAGTAAAGAGGCGCGACATCTGGGGGCATATACCTCTGCCCAACCCCAGTACTACCGGGTGTCGCGCCTCCCTTTGGAGGGGTTATGGTTAAGATTCCAGACTTTGATGATTTGACTCTCCGCGCAGTGGACTCCGCGATGGAATCCTTGCAGGAGAACAACCCTCGGGGTTATCTTGGGGCATCCGCTGTGGGTGACCCCTGCGAGCGGAAGCTCTGGCTGAACTTCCGCTGGGTCAAGCGCGGGTTCATCGAAGCCGGAGGACTGCGCCGGATCAATGATGGACACCGGGGCGAACAGGTAGTTGCAGACATGCTCCGCCTTGTGCAGGGCGTGAATCTTTCCACGGAAAAGGAACCCGGTGTTCAGCACTCGTTCGAGGCGCTCGGCGGACACTTCCGTGGCAATTGCGACGGACTCATCAGCGGACTCTTGCAAGACCCCGACGAACTCTACGTTTGGGAATGCAAGGTCATCAATGAAAACAAGTTCAAGAAACTTCAGAAACTGCGGATGGCTGATGAGAATACCGCGCTTAAGAACTGGGACTACATCTACTACGCGCAAGCGCAGATCTACATGCATTACTTCGGGACGAAGAAGCACTATCTAACGGCAGCTTCTCCTGGCGTTCGTGATCTGACCAGTGTGTGTACGTTGTACGTACAAGAAGAAGCCGAGATGTTTATTGAGAAAGCAAGGCGAGTGATCTTTGCGGATCGCCCTGCTAGCAAGATATCCAACGACCCGGCATGGCACGAGTGCAAGTACTGCACCTTCCACCAGATGTGCCATGGCACAGACATGCCACGCAAGAAGTCATGCCGAACCTGCTTGCACAGTTCCGCACTACCGACAGGCGGATGGAAGTGTGACTTGTATGACAGGGACTTGGACATCGAAGTTCAGAAGCGTGGGTGCGATCAACACCTATTCGTACCGGACTTGGTACCCGGAGAACAGATAGACTCAGATACAGACTGGATTGAGTATCTGATGAAGGACGGTACGAAATGGAAAGATTCGAGGAAGTAGACGACGAGGACGTTGATGCAACGATGCTGATGACTGCGGATGATTTAGACATCGTGATGAAAGCGCTTGATGTCTACGCCTACAGTCTCATCATGTCGCAATCAACCGCTGAACTTGAGCGTGTCAAAAGAGTAGCTTACATCATCATTGAATCATCACCGAAACAGGAACTCGACTCGTGATCAAACTGCGTGAATATCAAACTGAAGCTATCGAAGGAACGCTGAACTATCTGCGCGAGAACGAGGGCAACCCCGTCATCGTGCTACCGACCGGCACCGGCAAGAGCATTGTGATTGCGGAGTTCTGCCGGCAGATCTTGAGCCAATGGGCAGACACTAAGATCTTGGTGATCACTCACGTTCGAGAACTGATCAAACAGAACTACGATGAGTTGAAATCGCTCTGGCCCGAAGCCCCGGCAGGGATTAACTCAGCCGGGTTGAACCAGCGTGACTACGAGCATTCGATTGTATTCTGTGGGATACAGTCGGTGCATTCGAAGGCTTCGAAGTTTGTGAAGGTCGATCTGGTCTTGATCGACGAAGCGCACCTGATTCCACGTAAGACCAACACCATGTATCAGAAGTTCCTCAAGAACTTAAAGATCATGAACCCCGACATGCGGGTGATTGGGTTAACTGCTACACCATATCGGCTTGACTCTGGTCTGCTGTACGAAGGCAAGGACTCGCTGTTCGATGCCGTCTCGTACGATGCCCCGCTCGCTGACATGGTGCGCGATGGATACCTGACCAAGTTGGTATCCAAGCAACCGAAGACCCGGCTCAACGTCGGTGGCGTTGCGACCCGAGGTGGTGAGTTCATTCCGGGTGATCTTGAGCGCGCGGTTGATAAAGACGACATCAACGCATCAGCCGTTGCCGAGATATTGGAGTACGGCAAGGATCGCAAGTCGTGGTTGATCTTCTGCTCCGGCGTGAACCACGCGACCCACATCGCATCGTTGATCGAGAAGCACGGCATCGACTGCGCGACGATCTTCGGTGACACCCCAAGAACCGAGCGAGACGAAATCATCGCTGACTTCAAGGCGGGTAAGCTGAGGGCAATCGCCTCGATGGGTGTTCTGACGACCGGGTTCAATGCTCCGGCGGTGGATCTGCTGGCGGTACTCAGACCGACCCAGTCAACCGGGTTGTATATACAGATCATGGGACGGGGGATGCGTAACTCTCCCGGCAAGACGGACTGCCTGGTGCTCGACTTCGCAGGTAACGTCGCCCGTCACGGGCCGGTGGATAAGGTCAATCCAAAGAAGCCGCGCAAGAGCGAAGAGGCAGGCGAGGCTCCGACCAAGACCTGCCCAGAATGCGAGAGCATCGTTTTTGCGGCGCTCACCGAATGCCCCGACTGTGGATACGTCTGGCCTGCTAGAGAGCCTGAGATCGACCGTACGGCGACGACGCTGCCGGTGATGAGCATCGATGCCCCTGCGGTCTGGAAGAAGGTTAACTCTGTTGCGTACAGACAACACAAGAAACCCGGCAAGCCCGACTCGATGCGGGTCGAATACCGATGCGGGTTGTCTGTCACCAGTGAGTGGGTCTGCTTCGACCACAAGGGATACCCGAAGGACAAGGCGCTGAAGTGGTGGCGTAAGCGCATGACGAAGCCGGGGGTTCTCCCGACATCGACCGTCGATGCCATCAGCAAGGCGGATGCATTACTGAAGCCCAGCGAGATTAAGGTTCAGAAGAATGGCAAGTACACAGAGATTGTCGAGTTTCGGTTTATGCCCGATGTGTCATCGGGAAGCGAGGGGGTTTCTGTTTCTGCCCCCGCCGTTCAACAAAAAGACCGCCTCAAGACTTTGCTCAATGCAATGCATGGACGATTACATGATTGATAAATCACCCAACGAGAAGATCGCGATCAACGATGCCGCAGCGGCTGCGGGTTACTTCATCGAAGCCTGTGGGGTTTATAACTTCTTGGAGTTCAAACCCGACCAGTTTGATGAGTTCATCGAAGCCATCATCACGGCATACGTTGAGTCGCTTCAGAACCAAAAGGTTGGCTCCGAGGGTGTAAGATTCCCTTAGACCTCTTTGCCTCGGAACCAAGCCTTACCATGTTCAACGACGCACAGTTCCGGCTGAAGCATCTTACCGCCCACAAAAGTAAGAACGGCAAAGCCCGATGCCCAATTGACCGGGCCAGCCTCGGTGTAGTTGAACTGCGGCCCGTATGGTTCCGCAAGCGTCCCGGTGTCTACGCCATATCTGCGACCGCGATAATCCGCCCACGGCGTAACCTGAAGCTTGTGGAGATGCCCGTGGACATAGGACACCCCAGCCTTGAGAGTTGAATTGTACGAGGAGTGAATGCCTCCTCCTACCGGACGGTGACGGATACAGACCCAGCCATCCTGCTCGCGGTTTAGATGCAACGCCCATCCAGCCTCCCAACGCGGGAGATAGTCGAGCAGCGTCGTACCTACCATCTCTTCAAACTCGCCAGCTCGACCAGACAGGTAGCTCTCAAATCGACTGTCGTGGTTACCAATGGTGCGGATTAACTTAGCACCTTGAGCGGCTCTTTCAATCTCAGCGCAGCGATCCTGAACGGTGTGGATCTCGTCCTTCAGCTCGGGCTGCTTTTCCCACATGATCCGAGCGTGACGGCTGATGCGAGCGCCATCCAAGATGTCGCCATTCAGTACCACCATTGCAGGCTTTAATTGCTTGGCTAATTTGCAGAACGCTTCGTGACCGAGGGTAACGATGCCCGGCCAGTAGTGCGCGTCCGATGCCACGAAAACCACACCATCGTGCAGCTCGTAATCCATCACATGCTTGTAAACCTTGGAGCGATGCTCTGCGATTTTATCCAGTATCTGCCCTTTCTGTGCTCGCCAGCTATTTCCTAGACCTTTACTCTCAGACGGCAGCGATATGCCATATCTGATTTCTATGGTTCTTCTTCTGGCTCGGATGGCTCGTACGTCCATCTTGAAGAACTCTGAAACTTTACTGGCGCTCTTTAGTTTTTTCCAAGCTTCGATGAATTCAGAATCATTTACCTTTGTCGGCACGATCCACCTTTATGCCTAGTTCCTTGCGGCGTTTGTTGGTTGCTTTGTCGTCCCGAGATGCACGCCATTCCAGATGGCCATCTACAAGTCGATACTCTTCCTTGTGAACCAACGCACAGTCACAGCACTCCGAGTGTGTGTACCCACGGACCCGGTACCATATCCCGTCTTCTATTTGGACTGGAATGTACTTGTCCTTCTTTTTCATGGGCTTGACTCTACCTGTTTGCGTAACGCCTTAGCAAGAGTTCTTC